CTGAATATGTTCTTTCAGAAGGGTTTGGCCAGCTGTATGCGAATTAGTCTTCATCATTGGGTGGGGATAGATTTTGAGGTTCAACCTGGCATCGCTAAGGAGCTTGCTCGGATCGGTTCGATTGATCAGAGTTTTGCAACTATCGATTTAAAGGACGCCTCGGATTCTATTTCTATCCGTATGCTATCACAAATCCTGCCTAGACACGTCTTCAAGATACTCTGTCGTTTTCGAACTGACAGGATAGAAGTTGACGGAAAGCAGGTTAGGCTCCACATTTTCAGCACACAGGGGAATGGCTTTAACAGCATTCTGCAAACCATGATATTTATGGCCCTGGTGAAAGTGGCGTATGAAAATCTAGGTATCCGTTTGAGGCGCCCGAGAATTAAAAACCTCGAGCATCTCTTAAACTATAAAAGCCGTAATACTCTCGGCAATTATAGTGTCTTTGGCGACGATATTATCGTTGTCAAGGAAGCGTACGACGAAGTAATCCGTCTGCTACGTCTTTTCGGATTTACACCTAGTGTTACCAAGTCCTTTTGTGAGGGACCGTTCCGAGAGTCATGTGGAGGCGATTATTACGAAGGCCTTGATATTCGGCCTGTGTATAATCGCTCTTTAAACCAACCACACTACGTCTATAGTACTATAAATTTACTTATGCTATGGTCTTATCGTGTAGGGATTCCATTACCCGAAACAATAAGGCTCTTGCGGAGCTTCGTTAAGCGTATAGAAGTGCCAATCGCTGAGCAATTTCTCGCTCAGGGCATCTTCGTCACTAAACGGTTCCCATGCAATAGCAATGGTACTATGGTTGTAACACCACTGTTCCTGAAGAGTCGTAAAATCCCTATAAATAAGGTTGACTCTTTTGGTTATGGAACGTGGGTGGCTTTGCTCAAACGAGCAGTAGGGAGCGATAGTAGCGGACAAGTTAAATTTATCACAGTCCGCACCGGGGCGAAAGAAAAGCCCCGGTACTATCGTAGGGAGACTGAGTGGCCGTGTTTTGGCTACTTGTCACCTGCGGCTAGGAGTACGTTGCGCCTAG